GCGGAGCTTTCGGAAGTCGGTTACGAGTTGGCGCTGACCGGCTTCGAGAACATCGAGATCGACGCACTGCTTGCGGATGCCGTGCCCCCTGAAGAGGAACCGGCGGCGCAGGACGATGCGAATGGCGACGAACCCGATGCGGCAGACGACGTGCCTGACGCGCCGGTGGTGCCGGTGTCATGTGTCGGGGATGTCTGGGCCATCGGATCACACCGACTGATCTGTGGCGACGCGACCGACCGTACAGTGGTTGGCGCGCTGATGCAGGGCGACACCGCGCGTCTGTGCTTCACCTCACCGCCTTATGGCAACCAGCGCGACTACACCTCCGGCGGCATCGGCGATTGGGATGCCCTGATGCGCGGCGTGTTCGGCCATCTGCCGATGGCGGACGAAGGTCAGGTGCTGGTCAATCTCGGATTGATCCATCGCGACAACGAAGTCATCCCGTATTGGGATGCGTGGCTCGGATGGATGCGTCAGTCGGGATGGCGGCGTTTTGCCTGGTACGTCTGGGATCAGGGTCCGGGCATGCCCGGCGACTGGCAGGGTCGATTGGCTCCCAGCTTCGAATTCGTTTTCCACTTCAATCGCAGCACCCGCAAACCCAACAAGATCGTGCCCTGTAAGCACGCCGGGCAGGAATCGCATCTGCGCGCCGATGGATCGTCCACGGCAATGCGCAGCAAGGACGGCGAAGTCAGCGGCTGGACGCACAAAGGCCAGCCAACGCAGGACAACCGCATCCCCGACAGCGTGATCCGCGTGATGCGCCACAAAGGCAAGATCGGACAGGACATCGATCACCCCGCCGTGTTCCCAGTGGCGTTGCCGGAGTTCGCCATTGAGGCCTACACCGAGGCCGGAGACATCGTGTTCGAGCCATTCGGTGGCAGTGGTACCACGATGCTGGCCGCGCAGCGCACTGGCCGCATTTGCCGCAGCATCGAGATCGCGCCGGAGTATGTGGACGTGGCCATCAAGCGCTTTCAGCAAAACCACCACGGCGTGCCGGTCACGCTGATCACTACTGGCCAGTCCTTCGATGACGTGGCCAAAGAACGTCTGGCCACCACGGAGGCAGAACAATGAGCGCGTCCTGGTTGGCAGACAAGATCGAGCAGTGGCCGACCGCCAAACTGCTGCCCTATGCCCGCAACGCGCGGACGCACTCGGATGATCAGGTGGCGCAGATCGCCGCGTCGATTGCCGAGTTCGGATTCACCAATCCGATCCTGGCCGGAAGCGACGGCATCATCGTCGCCGGACATGGTCGCTTGGCCGCTGCGCAGAAGCTCGGGCTGGAGATCGTGCCCGTGGTCGTGCTCGATCATTTGAGCCCGACCCAGCGCCGTGCCTTGGTCATCGCAGACAACAGGATCGCCGAGAACGCAGGCTGGGATGATGCAATGTTGCGTATCGAGCTGGAGTCCTTACAGCTGGAAGGTTTCGATCTGGACATCACCGGCTTCGACGCCGATGCGCTGGCCGAACTGATCGCGGGCGACGAGCCGGACAACCAAGGCCAGACCGACGAGGATGCGGTACCGGAGGTTGGCGAGATACCGATCTCGCGCCCGGGCGATGTCTGGATCATGGGCAAGCACCGATTGCTGTGCGGCGACTCGACCGTGGCCGAGAGCTACGACCGGCTGATGCAAGGCGAAGTGGCAGACATGGTATTCACCGACCCGCCATACAACGTGAACTACGCAAACAGCGCCAAGGACAAGATGCGCGGCAAGGATCGCGCGATCCTCAACGACAACTTGGGTGATGGCTTCTACGACTTCCTGCTGGCAGCGCTGACGCCGACTGTCGCGCACTGCCGGGGCGGCATCTACGTGGCGATGTCGTCCAGCGAATTGGATGTGCTGCAGGCGGCCTTCCGCGCCGCCGGTGGCAAATGGTCAACCTTTGTCATCTGGGCCAAGAACACTTTTACGCTGGGGCGCGCTGACTACCAGCGCCAATACGAACCGATCCTGTACGGCTGGCCGGAGGGTGCGCAACGTCACTGGTGCGGTGACCGCGACCAGGGCGACGTGTGGAACATCAAGAAGCCGCAGAAGAACGACCTGCACCCGACGATGAAACCGGTGGAGTTGGTCGAGCGCGCGATCCGCAATTCGAGCCGACCCGGCAACGTGGTGCTCGACCCCTTCGGCGGTTCCGGCACGACACTGATCGCTGCCGAGAAGTCAGGCCGCACGGCGCGGTTGATCGAGCTCGATCCGAAGTACGTGGACGTGATCGTGCGCCGGTGGGAGGACTTCACCGGCAAGCAGGCTATCCGCGAGGGGGCAGACCAGGAGGTGTGCGCCAGTTGAATGGGCGCGTGGGTTGCTTGGCTTCCTCTTCCTCTGCGATGCGCCGCAGCAGCTGCATCGTGGCCAGATCGCGGGGCAGCGCTGTGCACATCACGCGCACAGCCTGTTCGATGGAGACGTCGGGACGCCGGTTGGTGATCAGCCAACGCAGCGCCTGCTCCCGCTCGGTGGCAGGCGTTTTCATCAGGCGGCCAGCTCGTCGCAGATGTCGCAGTGGATCACAAAGCCCGTCAGGTAAGGCAGACCGCGCGGGATGCCGTATTGCTTGCTGGTCTGGCGGCCAATCGTCCAACCCATCCAGCGGTGGGTGGCGGCCTTGATCGCATCCTGCAAGGCTTGGCCTTGGTACAAACCGTTCTGAACGTCGTCGGCAAAGTGGCGTCCGTGGCGGCTATCCAGAAATATCTGTACCGATTCGAGGGACTGGCCTGTGGCGTCCGAGATGGCTGTCATGGCCAAGGGCCACGCGGCACTGGCGTGTTCGCTCATCGTGCCCCAAAAGCCCCAGGCATCGTTCTGGGTGGCGGGGATCTGGTTGGTGGTCATGGCGCTTTCTCCTTCGGGTTGATCGTTGCGACACCCGTAGTAACGCGCTGTTCGATTGAGAAGCCAAGCTGTTCGTGGCTTCTTTCTCGATCAATTTTGATCACCCGAGACGGGCCACGTAGCGGGCGTAATCACCGCCCTCGGGATTGACGTAGAGATAGGGGCGTCCAGGTGCGGTGACCTCGACGCAGAGGTAGCCGTCACCACTGCCACCACCCTTGCCGCGCAGCCAGTCGCGTGACACCAGCAGGCTGCGCGCAAAGTCGTCGAATTCAGTGGTGGTGAGTTCCTTGGTTTCGGTGACGAAGACCTTGTGCTGGTCGCTCCCGCCCAGTTCGCCGAGGTCGGCGGGCTTGCGTGCAAACGGCAGGCGGATGCTCAACTCCTCGACCTGGAGGCTCTCGCCGCCGAACTGCAGGGTTCTCGGGGTGCGTTCGATGGTGATGGTCATGGTGCTCATGGCGGCTCTCCTTGTGATGCGTCGTCAATCACGACACCAGCATGAACGCGCTGGTGGCGAGAGAAGCCAAGCTATTCATGACTGCTCTCGCCATCCATTTCAGGCGATGCGGTAGATCCGCTCGCCACCCTGCGGCTTGTCCGAGACGATGGTCAGGCCGAGCTTTTTCTTGAAGGCTCCGGCGAAGGTGCCGCGCACCGTGTGCGCCTGCCAGCCGGTGGCGTCGCAGATCTGTTGCACGGTCGCGCCCTCAATGCGCTTCAGCATCCGGATCACTTCGGCCTGCTTGCTGTTCTCGCGGGTGCGCGGTTTGGTTGGCTCCGCTGCGCTGTCCTTGGCCCACGTGGCCTCGGCTGCCGTCACGGCTGCCTCGATCTCGGGGTCGGCCTCCAGAGTTGCAGGTGCGGGACGAGCGCACCCCATTGCGTCGTAACCCTCGGCGGCAACAAACCAGTTGGTGCCGTCGGTGGTGATCAGTGCGCGGTTGAACAGGCCGTCGAGCACTTTCTTGCGCGCGCCGCCTTTGAGGTTGTCGGGGAACCAATCGATCTTGCCGCTGGTGTTGTGGATGGCGTAGGCCAGGACGGAATGCTGGGACAGGGTCAGTTGGGTGGTGGTCATGATCTGCTCTTTCGGGGTGGTTGATGACGATGTGATGAACGCGCTGTTCGGTAGTGAAGCCAAGCGTTTCCTGCTTGGCTTACTGTGCTTTCGATTAGTCGTTGCCAATCGCTGACGCCGTCGCCTTCGGCATCGATGCGCCAAGTTCGACGCCCGCCTTGAAGGCGGCCTCCAGTGCGTCCTTGATGCACCAGACCGCCGTGTCGTGGAAATCGAGTCTGTCCGATCTGCGCGTTTCCAGCGTCTCGATGCCGAGGTGCTTCTGCGCGATCAAGGTGAGGATGGTTTCGATCTGGCTCATGTCCGTGTCCTTTGATGGTGTTGATGACGAACGTATGAACGCGCTGTTCCCGATGGAAGCCAAGCTCAATCCGCAGGAATGACGAACAAATGATTGAAGGTGCCCCGAAGGGGAAATATGGGTATTTCGATTCGTGCCTACGCACGCCACCGAGGGGTGTCCGATGCTGCGGTGCGCAAGGCCATCGCTGCGGGGCGGGTCACGCCGGAGGCAGACGGAACGATTGATGCCGAGCGCGTCGACCGCGAGTGGGCGCGCAACTCCGATGCGCCGCGCAACGGCACGGCCACCCGCGCCGTCAAGGTCGCCGTGCCGGAATCCAGTGGCACCACGGGTGACGGGCCTGCCGCATTGCCTGCAGGCGGCACGTCCTTGCTGCAGGCGCGCACCGTCAACGAGGTGGTCAAGGCGCAGACCAACAAGGTGCGTCTGGCCCGCCTCAAGGGCGAGCTGGTGGATCGGCCGCAGGCCATCGCCCACGTTTTCAAACTGGCGCGCTCCGAGCGCGATGCGTGGCTGAACTGGCCCGCGCGTATTTCGGCGCAGATGGCCGCCAAGCTCAATGTTGATCCGCACACGATGCACATCGCTCTGGAGGCCGCTGTGCGTGAGCACCTGCAGGAACTGGGCGAGATGCGACCGAGGGTGGATTGATGGACATGGATTACGAAGGCGCGGCAGAAATCGAACGCGCGTGGCGCGAAGGACTGACCCCAGACCCGCTGCTCACGGTGTCCGAATGGTCAGATCGCCACCGGATGCTCTCCAGCAAGGCCTCTGCCGAACCGGGGCGCTGGCGTACCAGCCGCACGCCGTACTTGAAAGCAATCATGGATTGCCTGTCGCCGACCTCCCCGGTCGAGCGCGTGGTGTTCATGAAAGCCGCCCAGCTTGGCGCGACTGAGATGGGATCGAACTGGATCGGCTACGTGATCCACCACGCGCCGGGCCCGATGATGGCGGTGTGGCCAACAGTAGAGATGGCCAAGCGCAACTCCAAGCAGCGGATTGATCCGCTGATCGAAGAGTCATCGGCATTGGCCGAACTGATTGCACCGGCGCGCAGCCGGGATTCGGGCAATACCATCCTGGCCAAGGAATTCAGGGGCGGTGTGCTGGTGATGACTGGTGCGAACAGCGCGGTCGGTCTGCGCTCGATGCCGGTGCGCTATCTGTTTCTCGACGAGGTCGACGGCTACCCGCTGGACGTCGAGGGTGAAGGCGATGCGATCTCGCTGGCCGAGGCGCGCACGCGCACCTTCGCGCGACGCAAGATTTTCATTGTCTCGACACCGACGATCTCGGGCGCGAGCGCCATCGAGCGCGAGTACGAGGCCAGCGACCAACGTCGCTACTTCGTGCCGTGCCCGCACTGCTCGCATCGGCAATGGCTGCGTTTCGAGAACCTGCGCTGGGACAAGGGCCAACCGGAAACCGCCGCCTACATCTGCGAATCCTGTGACACCGCGATTGCCGAGCACCACAAAACGTGGATGCTGGAGCACGGCGAGTGGCGCGCGATGATCGACGACGGCGCGGGCAAGACGGCAGGCTTTCACCTGTCGTCGCTGTACAGCCCGGTCGGCTGGCGTGCTTGGCGCGAGATCGCCTCTGCGTGGGAGAGCGCGGTCAGCAAGGAATCGGGATCGGCCGCAGCCATCAAGACCTTCAAGAACACCGAGCTGGGCGAATCTTGGGTCGAGGAAGGTGAAGCACCGGACTGGCAGCGGCTGGTCGAGCGCCGCGAGGACTACCGGATTGGCTCGGTGCCGCCGGGCGGACTGCTGCTGGTGGGCGCTGCCGACGTGCAGAAGGATCGCATCGAGGCGTCGGTCTGGGCTTTCGGGCGTGGCAAGGAATCCTGGTTGGTCGAGCACCGCGTGCTGATGGGCGACACCGCCCGCGACACGGTATGGAAGCGCCTTGCTGAAATGCTCTCCGAATCGTGGACGCACGTCTCGGGCGCGGTGATGCCGCTGGCCCGCTTTGCACTGGACACCGGCTTTGCCACGCAGGAGGCCTATGCCTTCGTGCGGGCCTGTCGCGATCCGCGCGTGATGGCGGTCAAGGGTGTGCCGCGCGGTGCAGCCCTGATCGGGACGCCAACTGCCGTCGATATTTCGCAGGGCGGCAAGAAGCTGCGCCGGGGTATCAAGGTGTATTCGGTGGCAGTGGGCATCGCCAAGCTGGAGTTCTACAACAACCTGCGCAAGAGCGCCGATGTTGGCGAGGACGGATTGACTACGGTGTTTCCTGCCGGGTTCGTCCACCTGCCCAAGATCGACGCCGAGTTCATCCAGCAGCTTTGCGCGGAGCAACTGATCACCCGCCGCGACCGCAACGGCTTCCCGGTGCGCGAGTGGCAAAAGATGCGCGAGCGCAACGAAGCGCTCGACTGCTACGTCTACGCCCGCGCGGCCGCATCGGCGGCGGGACTGGATCGTTTCGAGGAACGCCACTGGCGGGAGCTGGAGCGACAACTGGGGCTGGCCAGTCCGCCAGCCCCCGAAACACCAACTGAATCGATCAACGAGGCCACCCAACGAGGTGGCCTCGCTGTTTCTGGCAACCGCAACACCGGTCGGCGCGTGATTAAAAGCCGCTGGCTGTCCTGGCACCCCAAGGAGAAAACATGAGTCTTGCTACCCGTATCGAAAGCCTGGTCATCCGCGTCGCGCAGGAATTCAACGACGTCCGCGCCAAGGCAGGCAACCTGGCCAACCTCACCACCACCGACAAGTCGAATCTGGTCGCGGCCATCAACGAACTGCAAGCTGCCGTGGTGTCCTCGGTGGTGATCGATGACGCGCAGATTGCAACGACCAGCACTTATTCGTCCAACAAGATAGTTTCGCTGCTCGATGCGCTCAAGATCGAGATCTTGGGCGGTGCCGATGCCGCCTACGACACGCTGGTGGAGATCCAGCAACTGCTGCAGAACGGCACCAGTGGTCTGGATGCGCTGCTCGCCGCCGTCAACAACCGCGTGCGCTTCGACGCCGCTCAGTCGCTGACCGTCGCCGAACAACTCCAGGCGCGCAACAACATCGGTGCTGTCGCGGCCAGTGATGTCGGCAACACCGACACCGACTTCGTCGCGGTCTTTGTGGGTGCGCTGGTCTGATGAGCCTCGCATCGCGCATCAGTGCGTTGGCCAGTCGTATCGGGCTCGAGGTCAAGACCAAGATCGATGCCACCCACCCCGGCCTGGCCCGGGCGTGGGTGTGCTTCGGCTATGTCGGCAACCAGATTGTCGTGCGCTCGTCGCACAACGTGGCCAGCGTGACCCGGACGACAGCAGGCCGCTACCGCGTGACCTTCGCCACGGCCATGCCGGATGCCAATTACTGCTGGACGGCACTCGCCCGCAGCAGTACCAACAGCGGCACGCAGCGCATTGCCATCGTGCGGTCCACCACCGACCAGAAAACCTCCCAGTACGTGGACATCAGCTGTGCAACGACTTCTGCGTCGTTCGACGACTCCACTGAAATCAACCTGACGGTGTTCCGCTGATGGCCTACACACAAGCACATCTCGAAGCGCTGGAAGCCGCCTTGGTCAAAGGCGAAAAGCGCGTGACGTTCGGTGACAAGACGGTCGAATACCGCACGGTCGACGAACTGAAAACCGCCATCGACCTGGTCAAGCGCGACCTCTTCGAGCAGGCCGTGGATACCGGCTTGTGGCCGGGTGCTCCGCGCCAGATCCGTATCACTACGGGCAAGGGGTTCTGATGGGCTGGCTGAATCAGATTCGCCGTCGCCTGTTCGGTGGCACACCGCTCTACGACGGCATCGGCGGCGGCCGCCGCGCTATGGCGTGGCAGGTCGGCAATCCCGGTGCGGTCGCGGCCCTGGCCTACACCCAGAACGAATTGCGCGCCAAGAGCCGCGATCTGGTTCGCCGCAACGCTTGGGCGGCGGCAGGCGTCGAAGCCTTCGTCTCCAATGCCATCGGTACCGGCATCAAGCCACAGAGCATGCTGACCGATCAGCCCTCACGGGAGGCTATTCACAGCCTATGGCGAGATTGGTGCGAAGAGGCCGATGCCGCAGGACTGACCGATTTCTACGGCCTGCAGGCTTTGGCCTGTCGCGCCATGCTCGAAGGCGGTGAGTGTCTGGTGCGATTGCGGTACCGCCGCGCGGAGGATGGTCTGCCGGTGGGCCTGCAACTGCAGCTGCTCGAACCCGAGCACCTACCGGCCACGCTGAATACCGAGTTGGCCAGTGGCAACGTCATTCGCGCCGGGATCGAGTTCGACAAACTCGGGCGGCGCGTGGCCTACCACCTCTACCGCTCGCATCCTGGCGACGGCTCGCTCGCTCCCATGTCCGGCACCGGTGGCCTCGACACGGTTCGTGTTCTTGCCAGCGAGATCATCCACCTGTTTCGTCCCTTGCGGCCGGGGCAGATCCGGGGTGAGCCGTGGCTCGCCCGCGCGCTGGTCAAGCTCAACGAACTCGACCAATACGACGACGCGGAACTCGTGCGCAAGAAAACCGCCGCGATGTTTGCAGGTTTCATCACGCGCCTGTCGCCCGAGGACAACCTGATGGGCGAAGGACTGCCCGACGCCAGCGGCGCAGCGATGGCCGGTCTGGAGCCGGGCACGATGCAGATTCTGGAACCCGGCGAGGACGTGAAGTTCAGCCAGCCCGCCGACGTCGGCGCGAGCTACGCCGAATTTCTGCGCATGCAGTTCCGCGCGGTGGCAGCGGCAATGGGCATCACCTACGAGATGCTGACGGGCGATCTGACGCAGGTGAACTACTCGTCGATCCGGGCCGGTCTGCTCGAGTTTCGCCGCCGTTGCGAGGCCATCCAGCATGGCGTGATCGTGCATCAGCTGTGCCGCCCGATCTGGCGGTCCTGGATGGAACAAGCCGTGCTGGAGGCAGCGCTGCCGCTCCCCGATTTCAATCGTCGCAGGCGCGAGTACCTGTCGGCCAAGTGGATTCCGCAGGGCTGGCAATGGGTCGATCCCAAGAAGGAATTCGACGCAATGCTGACTGCCATTCGTGCAGGACTTCTGTCTCGCTCGGAAGCCATCTCCGCTTTCGGCTACGACGCCGAAGACATCGACCGCGAGATCGCCGCCGACAACCTGCGGGCGGACGAACTCGGTCTGGTCTTCGACTCCGACCCGCGACACGACAAAGCGCCTCTGAGCGCTCCCATGAATGCGGCCGCCACAGTGGCTGTGCCGCAAGACCATCAGGACAACTGACATGCAACTCGTTCATCTGGCGTCCCGCCTCTACGGGACGCCGCTCCTCATTGCGCGCCCAAAACTCGACGTGATCCTCTCGGTGCTGGGTTCCCGCATCGGCTTGTCCGATCTGGACATGGCGATGCCGCTATCCGTCCCCCGGCAGATCACCGCAGCCAGCCCTGCCGGAATTGCGGTCATCCCAGTGGTCGGCACGCTGGTCAAGCGTTCGATGGGCATCGAAGCCGCCTCTGGCCTGATGTCCTACGGCGAGATCGAAGCCCGCCTGGATGCTGCCTTGGCCGACCCGCAGGTGACGGGCATCCTGCTCGATCTCGATTCGCCCGGCGGTGAGGCCTCGGGCGTGTTCGAGCTGGCCGAGCGCATTCGCGCCGCCAGTCAGATCAAGCCGGTCTGGGCGCACGCCAACGATGCCGCGTACTCGGCGGCCTTTGCCATCGCGGCGGCCTGCCAGCGTCTGACGCTGTCGCAGACCGCAGGCGTGGGATCGATTGGCGTGATTGCGCTGCACGTCGATCAATCGGTGAAGGATGCCAAGGACGGACTGAACTACACCGCCGTCTTCGCGGGCAGCCACAAGAACGATTTCTCACCGCACGAGCCACTCAGTCCGCAGGCCACCACCGCGCTACAGACCGAGGTGGATCGGCTCTACGACATCTTCGTGAATCAGGTCGGACAGATGCGCGGCATCGACCCGGATGCCGTGCGTGCCACCGAGGCAGGTGTGTTTTACGGCGAACAGGCGGTGGCAGTGGGCCTCGCCGACGCAGTAATGCCGCTCGAACAGGTGATGACCGAATTCACCGATGCGCTGGCCGCCAAGCAGAGGCTGGTGCAGCCCGGCGTTGCACGCGCCTCGCCGCGAGGCCAGTCCCCGAAGCCTCTCTCAACCTCGCCCCGACCCCGACCTTTCACCCTGGAGAACACCATGAAAGAACCCCAAGACGACCACGACCGCCACGACAACCCGACCGACACCGGCCCGCAGGGCGATCCGCCGCAGCCCGACGGTGATCCGCAACCGACGCCTGCGGCCCATGCGGCACTGGTGCAGTCCTTCGCCAGCGGGCGTGGTCAGGCGCAGGCCATTGCGGAGCTGTGCCTGATCGCAGGTCAATCGCAACGCACGGCGGAGTTCTTGTCTGCGGGCTTTTCCGAAGCGCAGGTACGCCGCGCCTTGCTCGATGCCCGGGCCGACCAGCCCGAAATCGCCTCCCGTATCACCGCCGACACCGGCACCACCGCACGTCCTGAAGACAGCCCGGTGGTAGCCGCCGTGAAGAAACTCACCGCCAAGGAGTAAGCCATGACTGCCATCGCACAACCGAAGAATCTCGGCGACCTGCTGAAGTACGAAGCGCCGAATCTGTACTCGCGTGACCAGGACACTGTCGCTGCCGCGCAGAACTTGCCTCTGGGCACCGTGGTGGGCCGCGAAACGGCCACGGCCAAACTCAAGGCCATCGATCCGACCGCCACCGACGGAACGGAAACCACCGTCGGCGTGCTCGGCAACGACGTCGATGCAACCTTGATCGACCGCGAGGACGCCATCCTGATCGCCCGTCACGCCATCGTCGCGCGCGGCGCATTGATCTGGCCGACCGGAATCAGCAACGCGCAAAGGGCTGCTGCCATCGAACAGCTCGAGGCACTGGGCATCCTGACCCGCGATAGCGCCTGATCCAGCCCGATACCGCCACTTCACTCCCCCTGAAAACCCGCCGCTGGCGGGTTTCGTCATTTCTGGAGATCCAAAATGCAGAACCCTTTTGAAAACCCCGGCTTCTCAATGGCCAGCCTGACGGCCGCCATCAATCTCATCCCCAACCGCTATGGTCGGCTGGAAGCCTTGAACCTGCTCCCGGCCAAGCCGGTGCGCACCCGACAAATCATCGTCGAGGAGTACGCCGGTCGCCTGAACCTGCTACCCACCCGCGCACCGGGATCGCCCGGCACGGTAGGTGAGCGCGGCCAACGCAAGCTGCGCTCCTTCGTGATTCCGCACATCCCCCACGACGATGTGGTGCTGCCCGAGGAGGTGCAAGGTCTGCGCGCCTTTGGTTCGGAAACCGAGATGGAGGCCATTGGTGGCGTCATGGCCCGGCATCTGGAAACCATGCGCAACAAGCACGCCATCACCTTGGAACACCTGCGCATGGGTGCGCTCAAGGGGCAGATCCTCGATGCCGATGGCAGCGAACTGATCGATCTGTTCGACGCGTTCGAGATCACCCCAGAGACTGTGTCCTTCGAACTCGGCACGGGAGGCACCAACGTCAAGGCCAAATGCTCCGCCGTGCTGGCCAAGATCGAGGACAACCTCAAGGGCGAGTTCATGAACGGCGTGCACTGCCTGTGCTCGCCCGAATTCTTCGCCTCGCTGACCGGCCATGCCAAGGTCGAGAAGGCGTTCGAGAACTGGCAGAACGGCGCGATCCTGATCAACGACGTGCGCGCCGGATTCACCTACGGCGGCATCACCTTCGAGGAGTACCGAGGGCAAGCCACCGATGCCAATGGCAATACGCGCCGCTTCATCGCCGCCGGTGAGGCCCACGCGTTCCCGCTGGGCACGGTGGACACCTTCGCCACCTACTTCGCGCCTGCCGATTTCAATGAAACGGTGAACACGCTGGGGCAGCCGCTGTATGCCAAACAGGAGCCGCGCAAGTTCGACCGGGGCACCGATCTGCACACGCAATCGAACCCGCTGCCGATGTGCCATCGCCCGGGCGTACTGATCAAGCTGACCTCCGCCTGATGGACGTTGTGACGCTCTACGAAGCGGCCCGCAACGCCGGACTGCTTACCGCTGTCACGGTGGCGGGCACCACGGTGCATTGCTCCTTCCGCGCTCCGGACGAAACCGTGCTCGATGGTTTCGCGCTCTCGCGGGACTACCAGATCGACTACCCGGCATCTTGGCTGACGTTGGTTGCCGGGGACACGGTCGAGATCGCGGGCGTGACCTATCAGGTGCGCGACGTGCGCGCCATCGGTGACGGCTCCGAGCGTCGCGCCTCGCTCTCCCAACTTTGAGGTTACTGACATGAACTCTGTCCGTGAGCGCATCTTGCGGGAGGTCGTCGCACGCCTGTCTTCTGCGATTGCACCTACTCCGGTGCTGCGCATGCCCGCCGTGCCGGTCACCCGTGAGGCCAGTCCCGCGCTGTTGCTGTTCGCCGACGGCGACAGCATCACCGCCCACGCCAACCACCTCGTCGACCGGCTGCTGATCCTCCGGCTCGCCGTCGTGGCGCGCGGCGCGGATGCCTTCGACGTGGCCGATCTCGCACTGGTCGCTGCCCACGCGGCCTTGCTGACCGACCCGAATCTGGGCGGGCTGGCCATTGCCGTGCGCGAGATCGATTGCGAATGGGAATTCGATGACGCCGACGCCGGTGCCACCGCACTCCCAGCCCGCTACGAAATCCGCTACCGCACCCACGCCACCGATCTCACCCAAACAGGATGAACCCATGCACATCGAACTTCTGAAACCCCACACCCACGCAGGCAAGCGCCTCGTCATGGGTGATCGCCTTGATCTGAATGACGCCAGCGCCCGCTGGTTGGTCGCGCAGGGCGTGGCCAAGGCAGCTACAGCGTCCGCCACACCCACCACTGATTCCAAACCCACCCGCCGTGATGCCACGTCCGGCACCACCACTCAAGGAGACTGAACATGGCTTACTTTTCCGGACAAGGCCGCGTCTACATCGGCGCACGCGATGAACTCGGCAACCCCGCCGGACTGACCTTCGTCGGCAACGTGCCCGAACTGAAGGTGTCGCTGTCGGTGGACACCATCGAGCACCAGGAAGCGCAGTCGGGCCAGCGCCTCACCGATCTGCAGCTCATCAAGACCAAGAAAGGCGAGTTCGCCTGCACGCTTGAAGAGCTGATCGCCACCAACCTGGCGCTCGCCCTCTACGGCACCACGACCACGATCACGCCTGGCACCGTGACCGGTGAACTGCTGCCCAACCCGGTCACGCCGGGCAGTCTGTACCCGCTGGCGATGCAAAACGTGTCGGCGGTGCAGATCCAGGACTCGGATGCCACGCCCCAAACGCTGCCCACCAGCCAGTACAGCGTCAATACCAAGCACGGCTCGCTCGTGGTGCTGGATGCCACGTCGGGCGGCCCGTACACAGAGCCGTTCACCGTCGACTACGCCTATGGTGCGGCGCAGAGCACGGCGATGTTCACCCAGCCACTGCCCGAGCGCTGGATTCGCTTCGAGGGGCTCAACACCGCCGACGGCAACCGCGAGGTGGTGATCGACCTGTACCGCGTGGCCATCAACCCGGCCAAGGAACTCTCGATCATCACGGATGAACTCTTGAAGTTCGAGCTGTCCGGTCAGGTGCTGGCGGATCTGACCAAGCCGGTCGGCGGTGATCTCGGGCAGTTCGGTCGTCTGGTGCTGCTGTGATGGACGGCTTCAAAACCTTTCCCCCTGAACCTGTCGTCGTGACGCTGTCCGGCACAGCGTTGGAACTGACGCCGATCCGGCTGGGCGAGTTGCCACGGCTGTTGGCCGTGGTACGCCCGCTGGCCGAGGAGATCACCAGTGATTCGGACTGGATGGCGCTGCTGGGGCAGTACGGTGATGCCGTGCTCGATCTGCTGGCGATCACCACCCGGCGTGAGCGCGCGTGGATCAACGACCTGTCGTTGGAGGACGCCGTGCAACTGGCCGCCGCCGTGTTCGAGGTGAACGCGGATTTTTTCGTGGCGCACGTCGTCCCGGCGATTCAGGGCGCGGCCCAGCGACTCGCTCCGACGCTGCGCTCGCTGACGAACTCGGGTGGGACGCTGCCGTCGCCCGCCTGATCCGCGCCGGTCACCGTCTTGGCGACGTGATGGCCTACACGCTCACGCAGGCTCAAGCCTTTCTGGATGCCGACGGACAGATCCAGCGGCAGCAACTTGCCCAACTGCTCGGCATCCATGCCGTGGCAGCCCAGGGCGAGAAACATGGCATCGAACAACTGCAACGCGACCTTCTGAAGGACTGACCCATGCGTCTCTCACTCACCACCACCGGCTTGCTGGACCCGCGCCAGTTGGCGGCGTGGAGTACCGAGCGGCGTCGCGCCATCCACGCTGCCGTCACCAAAGGCATGCAATCAGGCGGGCGTGAGGTGCGTGACGCGGCGCGATCCGAGATGCGCAGCGCCTTCACCGTCAAGCGCAACAGCTTCATCTCCTCGATGGGCGTGAAGGTGTTCGACAAGAAGCCCGAACAACTGCCTGCCTTGCTGGTGGGCAGCAAGATTCCGTGGCTCGGTCTGCACGAAAAAGGCGGCACGGTGAGCGGCAATCTGCTGATTCCGCTGCTGCCCGGTCGCATCGGCCCCAAACGCTTCAAGGCAGTCATCGACGGCCTGATGCGCTCGGGCAATGCCTTCTTCATCGAGAAGAACGGTCGCGTGTTGCTGATGGCCGAGAACATCAAGGAGAACGCCGGGCAGCTGGGCCGCTTCAAGCGTGCCGAGCGTAGTCGCACTGGCGCGAAACAGATCAAGCGCGGTCAGGAAATTCCCATCGCCGTGCTGGTCAAGCGTGTCGATCTCAAGCGGCGGCTGAATCTGGCGGGCGGGGTGCAACGCGCCTTGCCCGCACTGGCTCGGGCGATTCAACAAGAACTGGACAAAGTCTGATGGCAAACAATCGTGCCCAAATCCTGATCAGTGCCGTCGACCAGACCAAGACCGCCTTCGACTCGATCAAGCGGGGTCTGGGTGGCCTCACAGACACCGCCAAGAGCGTCAACGGCGTGCTGGCCAACCTCGGCGTGGCCGTGTCGGTGGCTGGCCTGACCTCAATGGTGAAATCGGCCATCAACACCGGCGACGCACTCGACGAGATGTCACAGCGTGTGGGCGTCAGCGTCGAGACCCTGTCGGTGTGGAAACCGGCCGCCGAGCAGTCCGGTGTTTCGGGCGAATCGTTCGAGAAGGGGCTGCGCAAGCTCTCCACCACGATGCTGGAGGCCGCGACCGGATCGGAAGATGCCGCTCGCGGATTCTCCGCCGTCGGTGTCGAGTTCAAGAACCAGGACGGCACCCTGCGTGCCACCGATCAGGTGCTGCTTGATCTGGCCGAACGCTTCAAAGCCATGCCCGACGGCGCGGAAAAGACTGCGCTGGCCGTGCAACTGTTCGGCAAGTCGGGAGCCGAGCTGATCCCGTTCCTAAATCAGGGGCGCGATGGCATCAAGGAGCTGGCTGCCGAAATGCAAGCGCTCGGTGTGCAGATGAGCAGCGAAACAGCGGCGCAGGCGGGCAACTTCAACGATGCGCTCGACAAGCTGAAACTGGCCACCACCAGCATCGGCAACCAGATCATCGCGTCGTTGCTGCCCGCCCTGAACGACATGGCCGGTGGCATGGTCGAGTCGGCCAAGCAAGGCGGCACATTGCGCGCGATTCTGGACGGCGTGGTGCTGGTGCTCAAGACCCTGGCGCTCGGTGCCGCCACTGTCGGCAAGGCCTTCGTCGCATTGGGCGAAGCGATTGGTGCAGGTGTCGCCGCCGCTGTGGAAGCGCTCAAGGGCAACACCGAGGGAGCCAAGGCGATCATCGCCGACCTCAAAGGCAATCTGGTCAAACGGCTGGATGAGTTAGCGTCCTTTCGTGACAGCCTGTTCGACCCCAAGCCCATCGAGGTCAAGGCTCCCAAGATTCAGGCCGATCCGGAACTGCTGCAGCGCCTGACTAAACCCAAAGCCGCCAAGCCCGCGCAAGACACGACCGGTGCGCAAACCACGCTGATGAAAGCGCAGCTGGACGCCGAGTTCGCGCTGCTCAAGGACGGTCTGACCCGGCAACAAACTGCGCTCGATGCTGCGCTCGAAGACCGTCTGGTCTCGGTGCGCGACTACTACACGCAGAAAACGGCCATCGAGCAGCGCGAGGTCGACGCCGAGATTGCCCGCAAGCAGCAGGAGCTGGCCCGCAGTCAGCAAGTCGCCACCACGGGCAAATCGGAAAACGACCGCCTGCGTGCCAAGGCCGAGGTCGCCAAGGCGGAAGCCGACCTGATCACGCTCAACAACCGGCGCACGGACATCGAGCAGGCCAATGCGCGCAAGGCGGCACAAGCCGAGCGTGAGCTGGCCGATGCGCTGGCGCAGGCGCGTGAGGAACTGGCGCAGATCACCGGCACAGCCACTGATGCCGACCGGCAAGCCGCCATTGAGCGCAGCTACCGGGATCTGCGGGCACGGTTGGCAGCCGAAAGCGATGCCGACGGTGTGTCGCTCGTTGACAGGTTGATCAACGTGAAGGCGGCGCAGGCCAATCTGGCGGCGCTGGAATCTCAATGGCGGCAAGTCACCGAGCGTCTGCGCAATGCGCAGGAGTCGATCCAGACCCAGCAACAGGCTGGGCTACTGACCGAAGCGCAGGCTCGCCAGCAGATCGTGACCCTGCAACAGCAATCGGCCACCGAGATGGAGCGCCTGTTGCCAACCATGCAACAAGCCGCACAGGCCATCGGGCCGGATGCGGTGATTCGCGTGCAGGCGTGGCGCAACGAGCTGGATCGCACCCGGCTCACAGTCGATGAAATGGCCCCGTTGTGGAATCGCATCGGCGAGAGTTTTGGCGGCGCGCTCAACGGGATGATCACCGGCGCGCAGACCTGGCGCAGTGCCTTGGCGAGCATCTTCCAACAGGTGGCCGACGCTTTCCTACAGCAGATCGTGATCCAGCCCTTCCAGCAGTGGATCGCCATGCAGGCGCGGATGCTGGCGCTCAAGCTCGGCTTCATCCAGCAGGAACAGGTGGCAGATGCTTCCGCCAGCGCCGCCAAGGTTGCACAGAAGTCCGCCGAAACGACCACCGTGGTGTCGATGGATGCTGCCAAGGCTGGCGCGGGTGCCGCCGCATCGCAGGCATCCATTCCCTACGTTGGCCCGGCGCTCGCTGTGGCCGCGATGGTGGCAATGGTCGCCGCCGTGATGGCGCTGCTGGGCGGCATCAAGAAGTTCGCAACCGGTGGCCTCGTCTCCGGCCCGGGTAGCGCCACCTCGGACTCGATCCCGGCCCGCCTGTCAGCCGGTGAGTATGTGGTGCGTGCAGCAGCGGTGCGTCAGGTCGGCGTGGCCTTCCTCGATTCGATCAACGGGCTTTCTGTGGGGCCGCGTTTCAAAGGCGGCGACCTGGCCTTCGCTGCCGGAGGTCTGGTGCCGGAGGTGAAAGTGCCGCCCGCGCAGCCGCAGGTGAATCAGGCGGTGCGCATCGTCAATGCGGTCGATCCGGGTGTCACCCACGACCACCTGCAATCGCCTGCCGGAGAAAAAGTCATCGTCAACATCATCGGGCGCAATGCACGGGCCATCCGTGCGGCGCTGCAGGGCTGAATTTTCAGGGGAAAGTCCAATGGCACTACTGTTCATCGACGGCTTCGATCACTACGACCCGCAGGCCGTGGACAGCTTTGGCGATCCGTGGCTGGCGCGCGGCAAGGCGGCGTATCTGTCACCGCAGGCCACGCGCATCAATGGTCGTCGCCCGTCCTCCTATGCCTTGCGTTTGCCGGAAGGTTCGGGCGGCGGTTACGTCAAGAATCTCGACGCCACCAAGACCAGCCTGATCGTCGGTGCGGCCATTCGCGTGGTGTCGTACCAGAACACCGGTATCGAGCCTCTGCTGCTCGGCGTGCGCGATGCCAACTCGCAGGTCGCCCACCTCGTCAAGATCGGCGAGGACGGTCGGCTCAAGCTCTACCGCTGGCAGTATGGCTATGACCAGCTGATCTCTGTGTCAGTGGCGAGCGCTCCCGCGCGCGGTTGGCACTACATCGAACTGCAGGTCACGCAGGGCACCAGCAACGGTGTCCTGTCGGTGCGCATCAACGGCATCCTGGCCATCCAGATGACGGCGCAGAACACCATTCAGGGCGGCGGCCAGTTGCTCACGGCATTCGTGGGCGCGGTTCCGGGCCAGTCGTGCCCGCTGACCATTGACGTCGACGACTTCTACATCGCCGATACCACCGGCACGATCAACAACACCTTCCTGGGCGACGTGCGCGTCGATGCTTTGCAGGCGCAGGCCGATGGCAGTCTGAACCAATGGACGGTCAGCCCGGTCGGCATTACCGCATGGGAAGCCGTGAGCGACGAGGATGAGGCCACGGCGATCAGTGCGCCCAGCAGCGGTCTGCGCCAGTCCTTCGATGTCGAGGCACTGCCAGTGATGGCCACGCCCGCCATCTACGGCGTGCAGCTCACGATGCTGGCGCGCAAGACCGACGCCGGTCTGGGCAAGGTCAAGGGGCTCGTGGTCAGTGGCGCGCAGACGGCAGTCAGCACCGACATCATTCTGCAAGAGCAACTGGCGTGGCAGAGCACCCTGTTCGAGCGCAACCCAAACGGCAACGCGCAGTGGACGGAGGCCGCCTTCAATGCCGCTGAGTTCGGCGTGGAGTCGGCATGACGGATCGACTCATCGTTCAGGATGTTGCAGAAGTTTCCAGCAAGCCGACGCCCGGAAGTGAACTGCCTGAATTTCGGGGCGAAGTGCTGTCGCGCGCATCGTTCGGAGCCAGCGCGGTCACCTTCACTCCCGAAACTGCCATTGCACCGGTTCCGCCCAACTTGGCGGCGAACTGGCTTGCCGAGTCTCTGGCGTACCCGTGGCCGCCCATCGATGCTCCGGCGTTCCTGGTCGAAGTGCTGCGCCGGGACACGGCATCCAGCGCCATCGTTGCGACCGGCATGGACGCCTTCGGCGATCAACCGTGGCCCGACGCTCAGCGCGGCGTGTTCGCCTTCCGCCACGACTGGGCCGAACCCCTCGTCGAACGACTGGAGTGGCAGACCAGTGTGGTGAGGCTGGCCAGCGGCAACGAATCGCGTCAGGCCCGGCGACGCGTTCCCCGGCGCTTGCTCACTTACAAGGTCGGCAACGCACGCCAATCCGATGCGCTGGTCGCCGACTGGCTGGCCGACCATCTGGGCAAGACGGCATGGTGGCCGCTGCCGCAGTACGCCGTTCGCATCAATCAATCCGCCGAACGTGGCGCGCTGGCGCTGGATGTGTCGGATGCGGACTGGCGGCATTTTGGCCCGCCAGCAGCCGCACTGCGGCTGACCAACGATGGCGTGCAAGGCTGGCAGAGCGATGAACGCTGGGTACTGATCATCGCGGCTGATGGCTGGCAAGTCGCCCAACTCAGCGACGTGGAAAGTGATCTGTTGTGGCTGGCCGAGCCATTGGCGCGTGCTGCCGGAGCCGGTAGCGGTGTGATGCCGCTGGTGTGGGGCCGCGCAGTCGATCCGGCGGATTTGACCCAGTGGGTGCCGGGGATGGTCGGTGGCAGTGCCACGGCGACCATCACCCCCGCACAAACGCCGGACATGGATGTCCTCGACGATCCGTGGCTCGATGAGATTCCGGTCTGGCCCGATGGCAACTGGCGTGACGATCCTGCCGCTGCGGTGGCCGGGGTCATCACGCGCCAGGATTTCTCGCCTGCCGATCCTTGGGTGCGCCGCGACGATCCGTGGCCTGCCACCACCTTCCAGCGCCGCTATCTGGCCAGCACACCCGAGGAAATCGAGATCTGGCGTGCGCGACTGTGGCGTACACAGGGGCGACTGGAAGCCTTCTGGTTGCCGGATGGTTTGGCACCAGTGCTGTGGGTGACTGCCGAGGCCGATCCCGAGGACGGTTTCCTACGTGTGACCGGAGATGACGTCTCTGCTTTCTGGCATCGCCCCGCAGCGTGCCTGATCGTGCATCCGGACGGCACCCGGCAATACGTCCTAACGGCGACCCGCCATCTGGATCAGGGCGGTGTACTGGTGCTTCGCTCTGGTCTCGATGACTGGGTTCCTGAAGGCTGCCGGGTGATCCGACTCGCTCGTTGCCGCCTCGACCACGACGCTGTCGAGCTGTACTGGCACAGCCCATCGCTGGTTGAGATCACGCTGACGGCGCGGCAGTTGCCCGAACCGCGTGGCAATGACCGCCAAACCTACGAGGGAGAGTGAAGCCCATGAGTCAAAACCCTCTGTTGGAAGTCGAGCTGTATGCCTTTAACAGCGCCAGCGGCCAGTTCCTGCTGACGCCTCATGAGTTCGACGTCGACCTCGACGGCAATCTGTACACAAGCCTTTCCATCGAACGCAACGAACTGGCACTGGGTGCCGAGGCAGCCAAATCTGCACTGGATCTCAAGCTGCCGCCCGACGGCGATCTCGTGCGCCATCTGTTGGCCACGTCGCTCACCGGGGAGACCACCGCGATCACGCTGCGCATCGCACGGCGCGACACCTGGGGCGACTACTGGTGGTTGTCGGGAACGCGCTGGATGGGCCGGGTGCTGGGCGTCGAGATTGCCGACGACGTTGCTCGCGTTCGCTGCGAAAGCGCGCAGATCAGTTTGAAGCGCATCGGCCTGCGTCGCCTCTACAGCCGCAAGTGCTCGCACGTCCTGTATTCGAGCGCCTGCGGTGCATCACCCATCACCGCCAGCGCCTTCGTGAGCAACAGTTCCGGCCGCAACGTGGAACTCGACGGCGGCGTGCCGGGCAGCGTGAGTGGCGGCGTTGCCGGTGGGTGGCTACAAACGCCCGAAGGCGCTCGCCACATGATCGTCAGCGACTACGGCAGCGGCGTGGAGTTGCTCTATCCCGTCGCCATCGAACCCGGTACCGAGGTGCAACTGACGGTCGGCTGCGACCACAGCACGGAAACGTGCGCGTCCCGCTTCGGCAACCTCGATAACTACGGCGGCTTTCCCGCCATCCCGAGCAAGAACCCGTTTTCGACGGGCGTGTTCTGAACCCCCGGAGATATTGCCATGTGGTACCTCGTCGTCATCGTGGTGGCGGCGCTGGTTTCGGTTGCGCTTGCCCCGAAACCGCCCGAGCCAAAACCTGCGTCGCTCTCAGATGTCGACGCTCCCACTGCCGAAGAAGGCCGACCGATTCCCGTCGTGTTCGGCACGGTGCTGCTGCGCGGCTCCAACGTCGTCTGGTACGGCGACCTCGAAGCCGATCCGATCAAGAAGAAAGGTGGCAAGAAGTGAGCACATCGACTGTCATCACCATTGATCACGTGCGCGCCGTTGGCCTATGCGTGAACGGCACACGCACGTGGTTCGCCCGTCACGATCTGGATTTCCGCACCTTCCTGCGCGATGGCTGTGATGCCGAAACCTTGCTGGCTACCGGCGATGCGATGGCCCAGCGCGTGGTGAGTTATGCAGAAGCGCACGCCCGCCAGCAGGAGCAGACCTGATGGGTGGCAGCAGCAAGAAGCAAACCGTCGGCTACCGCTACCGGATGGGTCTGCATCTGGCCCTGTGCCAAGGCCCGGTCGATGCCGTGCAGGAGATTCAGATGGGCGACCGCACCGCGTGGGGTGATGCCGACCGCGCGCCGCTGTCCTCCGGGCATGGTTTGACCAGCATCAGTATCAACAAGCCCGACTTGTTCGGCGGCGACTCGCGCGAGGGCGGCGTGGTCGGCAGCATCGACGTGCTGTCTGGACATGCCGGTCAGGGCCGCAACGACTATCTGATGAGCCGCCTCGGCAGCGCCATTCCGGCCTTCCGGGGCGTGCTGTCGTTGGTGGCCCGCAAGATCTTGTTCGCGGCCAACAACCCTTACATCAAACCGTGGGCGGTGCGTGTTCGCCGCTTCAATTCCGGTTGGCATGATCACGCATGGATGGGAGATTCCGAAGTACGCAAGTGGGATAACGATGAAGGCCGAGAGATCAGCGTCGGCATGAACCCGGCCCACATCCTGGTGCAGTGTCTCACCGATCCGCATTGGGGCATGGGCTATCCGCAGGACACCATCGGCTGGAGCTTCTGGAATGCGGCGTGGGCTTTGTCCAGCGAAGGCTTCGGCCTCAATTTGATCTGGACGCGCCAGCAGCCCATCGAGAGCTTCATCAGTCAGGTAATCGACCACATCGGCGGGATTCTCTACACCGACCCCGAGCAAGGCACCTTCGAGCTCAAACTGCTGCGCGACGACTACTGGATCGACAGCCTGCCACAGTTGGGGCCGGATGAGATCGTGCGGCTGGAACGCTTCGAACGAGCCCAGTGGGGCGAACTGCCCAACGAACTGACCGTGGTCTACACCGACTGGCAAACCGGCGGCGACACCACTGTCACCGTGGAAAACCTCGCCGCCATCCAGTTGCAGGGTGGCGTGATCAACCAGCGCCGCGACTACCCCGGCGTCAACCATGGGCCGCTGGCCGCCCGGCTGGCATTGCGCGATCTGCGAGCTTTGGGTTCGCCGCTGGCTCGAATGAGCCTGACGGTGGCACGCGATACGCTGGAACGCGCCCCGCTGCCGGGTGATGTGTTCCTGCTGAACTGGCCACGCTTGAGTGTCGATCAGATGGTCGTGCGCGTGACCGGCATCGATACCGGCACCTTGGGCGCAGCCGAGTGGCGCATCGAAGCCATGGAGGATGTGTTCGGGATGAGCAACACCGTGCTCTCGCCCCCGCCGCCGCGCGTCGAGGAGCCGACCATCGAGCCGTTGCCACCTTCGCTGGTGCTGGCCGTCGAGGTTCCCTATTGGGAGCTGGCTCGGCGGCTTTCGCGGGCAGAACTAGCCTACCTGACCGACACGGATACCTATATCGGCGCACTGGCGGCCGCAGGCGGTACCGGGCAACTGAACTGGCAACTGGCCACCGGGGCATCGAACGGCGACCTAGCTGCCGTCGTCGGCGAGGACTACGCGCCACTGCTGACGCTCGACGCCACCTTGCCAGCCACCGAATCCGATGCGTTGGCTGTGCCGGTGATCGCCGTCAGTCAGCCGGAAAGATTGACCGAGGGCGATTACGTCTATCTGGTGGACGCCATTGGCGCAATCCGCGAAGCCGTCGCCATCCTGGCCTTCGACGCGGCCAATGCAACCGTCGATCTTGCGCGCGGCGTGCTCGACACCACGCCGCAATCCCATGCTCTGGGCACGCGGCTGATCGGCGTCGGTGAGTGGCTGGCCTCGGAAGGCGCTGAGCGCGCACCGGGTGAATCGGTGTTCGTAGGTGCGATTCCACGCACGTCAACCGACCAAGGCGATCCGGCACTGGCCATCAATGGCCAGCCGATGGTGCTGGCCGGTCGGCAGGCGCTGCCGTATCCCCCCGGTCGCATCCGCCTCAATGGCCAGACCGAACCTGCCCTTGTGGCCGGTGACCTGACCGTCGCGTGGGCACACCGCGACCGCACGCAGCAGACCGCCTACCTCGTGCAGCAAGACGAAGGCGATATCGGGCCAGAGCTTGGTGTGACCTACACGCTGCGTATCCGCAATCGCAACGGCATGCTGGCGCACACCGAATCTGGTCTGACCGGAACCACTTTTGTCTGGAGCGCCGCAGTTGCCGCGTCCGAGGCCGGTGCGCTGGGCGACCGGATCACCGTGGAAATCAGTGCCGAGCGCGATGGTTTGAGCAACTGGCAGCCACAAGTGCGGATCATGGATCGGACGGGTTACGGCCTGCGCTGGGGACAGTATTGGGGAGGTGTGTAATGGAGCCGCGAATCGATGTTCATCTGCTCACCCTGAGCGAACCTGCCGAATGGCGTGAGGCCTGTATAGCCAGCCTCGACGGCGCGCCGATCCAGTTGCACGTTCTGCCCGGTATCCCCGGGCGAATCGGTGAAGCACGCACCGCTGGCTACGCACAAGGCACGCTGCCGCTGGTGTCCTTCGTCGATCCCGATGATCTGTACGAAGCGAGCGCCTTCACGCAACTGGCCGATGCGCTGGATGCCTGCCCGCAGGCAGTGATGGCCTACACCGATGAGGCATTGACGGACGAGGCTGGCCGGGACATCGCCGTGCGGCGTCTGGCCTACAGCCGCTGGCAGCACGCCAACAGCGCCAGCCACGTTCACGGCCTGATCGTGATGCGGCGCTCCGCCGTGGAAGCCGTACTCAAGGAAACCGCCGACCTCAACAACTTTGCCGACTGGCTGCTGACCCTGCTCGTGGCCAAGCGTGGTGGCGTGCTGTACCTGCCCATCGTCGGGCGTCACTGGCGGCAGCACCCGCAGCAAAGTCACCGCACCGGCGATCCGGAAGCAGTCCGGCGCATTCGCCAAGCATCGAATCTCTGGAGATAGACCATGTCATCAATCGACCCGAACCTTGGACTCAACCATGGCTGGACGCTCGGAGAGAGCGGCTGGGACACCGGCATGGATGCCAACCTCAAACGCCTCGGCGCGGTGGTCGGCCTGTCCGTGAAAGACCGTGACCTGACCACGCCACCGGCCAGCCCCGCCAACGGCGACCGCTACCTCATTCCTGCCGCCGCCACGGGCGTGTGGGCAGGCAAGTCCAACCAGATTGCCGTGCGCATCGCCGATGCCTGGGAGTACCACACGCCCAAGATCGGCTGGCTTTGCTACATCGAGGACGAGGCCAAGCTCTCGGCCTTCAAGTCCACCGGCTGGAGCGCAGGCCTCGCCATCTGATTTCCCTTCCTTCGCCCCCACCAGAAACCCGCCCCCGAGGCGGGTTTCGCATTTCTGGAGAACGCAATGACCGAACCCGAACAACAACAGCCCGCGCACGTGGAGAACATGCTGCTCTTGCGCCGCGAGGACTTCGACGAACTACTGGCCCACGCCGCTGAGCGTGGAGCCGAACGCGTGCTGGCCCATCTCGGGCTGGAAAACGGCCACGCCGCCCGCGATATCCGCGAACTGCGCGACTTGTTGGAAGCCTGGCGTGACGCCCGGCGCACCGCGTGGCAGACCACCGTCAAGGTCATCACCACCGGCATCCTGGCCGCGCTGCTGGTCGGTGCCGCCATCAAGTTGAAACTGATGGGAGGCCCGCAATGATCGAGACACTACTTGGCGGCCTCCTTGGCGGTGCCTTCCGTCTCGCCCCTGAAATCCTCAAATGGCTCGACCGTAAGGGCGAGCGTGGCCACGAACTGGCGATGCAGGACAAGGCGCTGGAGTTCGAGAAGATTCGCGGCGCGCAACGGATGTCGGAAATCGGCGCGGGTGCCGACGCCGCGTGGAATGTCGGGGCCATCGAAACCCTGCGCGAAGCCGTTCGCTCCCAAGGTGAGAAGACCGGCGTGCGCTGGGTCGATGCACTGAGTTCCAGCGTTCGCCCCGTCATCACCTACTGGTTCATGACGCTGTACTGCGCCGCCAAGACGGCAACCGTTGCAGCCGCCGTGACGGGTGGCGCTGGCTGGGGCGTGGCCATCTTGTATGCCTGGACGGAGGCAGACCAAGCCCTATGGGCCGGGGTGCTGAACTTCTGGTTCTTGGGCCGCGTGTTCGACCGGGTACGGTCATGACGGTGCCGCAGGCCGCTGTCGAACTGGCCAAGCGCTTCGAGGGGTTCGAGCGCAAGGTCAGGCGTGGCGTCGAGATCACCGCCGTCCCCTACATCTGCCCAGCAGGCTTCTGGACGATTGGCTACGGCCATCTCTGCGATCCGAAGCACCCGCCGATCACCGAGGCCGAAGCCGAGGTCTATCTGGCGCGCGATCTCCAATTGGCGCTCGCCGCCACGCTGCGCTACTGCCCGGTGCTGGCCACCGAACCCGAGAGTAGGCTCGCGGCCATCGTGGATTTCACGTTCAACCTTGGCGCTGGGCGATTACAGACATCGACGCTGCGACGGCGCGTCAACCAGCGGGACTGGGCTGCCGCCGCAACGGAGCTGCGGCGCTGGGTCTATGGCGGCGGGAAAGTGCTGCCGGGACTCGTCACACGGCGAGAGGCAGAGATCATGTCGTTGTTCGGCTGACATTCGGCTTGGCGCGAAGTCGGACGCCAATACTTATCGGCAAATCGCATCAAACCACGCCCAATCATGCCAAATCAGACCTATTCAGATTTACTACGAGCATAATCCGTGCGATCATCGTCAAGCTGCCCTAATTACGACTTTTGATGGAACCCCATGTCATGTCAGATCGCTGGTTGTCGGTCGAAGAGATCGCCGAGTACCTCGGCGTGAGCAAGGACACCGTTTATGCCTGGATCAGCAAACGGAACATGCCCGCTCACCGAATCGGTCGACTTTGGAAGTTCAAGTCAGAGGAAGTCGATGAGTGGGTGCGCTCTGGTGGCGCAGCAGAAAACGAAGGTCGAGGCAAAGAATGATTGACTTGCTATCGATGGGTTTCGATCGCCTCATCCTGTGGTCGAAACGAAATGAGGATTGTTGAAATGACGAAAATTTCTTGTGTTGATTTGTTCTGCGGGGCTGGCGGGCTGACGCATGGCTTCGTGCTCGAAGGCGTACCGGTCGTTGCTGGCATCGACATGGACCCCGCTTGCCGCTTTCCCTATGAGGCCAACAACAGCGCCAAGTTTGTAGAGCGAGACATCAGCAAGGTCACCACCGCCGAGCTGAATGCACTGTTCGGTGATGCCGACTTGAAGATCCTTGCAGGGTGCGCACCTTGCCAGCCATTTTCTACCTATGCACAACGCTACGAGCTCGACGGCAAGGATGGGAAATGGGGACTCTTGTACGAGTTCGCTCGTCTGGCCAAGGGCACCCGGCCAGATGTCATCACGATGGAGAACGTCCCGACCGTTGCCAAGCACGAGGTATTTCATGACTTCGTCGATACGCTGAAGCGACTCGGTTACAACGTATGGTTCGATGTCGTCGACAGCTCCCAATATGGCGTGCCGCAGACGCGCCGACGCATGGTGTTGCTGGCATCCCGGCGCGGCGAGATCAAGATGATCAGCCCTACGCTCGAAAAACCCAAAACCGTGAGGCAGGCGATTGGCCGCCTGCGCGCGTTGAGTGCTGGCGAGGCAGCCCCCAGAGACAAGCTGCACGTTTCATCCACGCTGTCGGAGAAGAATCTCAAGCGCATCAAGGTATCGAAGCCTGGCGGTACGTGGCGCGATTGGCCGGAGCATCTCGTCGCCGATTGCCATCGCGCAGAAAGCGGCAGGACTTACCCGGGCGTCTATGGCCGCATGGAGTGGGACAAGCCTGCCCCCACCATGACGACGCAGTGCTATGGGTTCGGGAATGGCCGGTTCGGACACCCTGAACAGGATCGCGCGATCACCTTGAGAGAAGCGGCAATCATTCAGAGCTTCCCGCGCGACTACGCGTTCATTCCCGATGACGGAGAGGTGAGCTTCAAGGTTCTCGGACGTCTCATCGGCAATGCCGTTCCTGTCGACTTGGGTCGGGCGATCGCCCGCAGCATCAACGAGCACTTGGCATCGACCAAGCCCCGATGATCTGACGAGACTCGATCGATGCCACACGTTCAGCCCTCATCTCCAGAAGCCAGTCGGCGAATGACGAAAGTCCGGCAAAAGGGAACCGGCGCTGAGATCGCATTGCGTCGAGATCTGTACCGGAGAGGTCTGCGCTACCGAGTCGACTTCGAGGTACTGAAGAAACCTCGGCGGGTCGCAGACATCGCTTTTCCGGGGCTGAGGATCGCCATATTCGTCGATGGCTGCTTCTGGCACGGATGCCCCGAACACGCCACATGGCCGAAGCAGAACGCGGAGTTCTGGCGGCAAAAGATCGAAACGAACCGTACCAGGGATATCGACACGAACGAACGGCTACGGAGTATCGGGTGGACGGTACTGCGATTCTGGGAACACGAGCCGCCAACCGAGGCAGCCGAAATCGTCGTCCAGACGGTCGCCATGGGCAAATCGAAGCACAGTGCTTCGTCAGCCAGCTCACACAAGAAAAACTGAACGGGAAGACGGCAGACCTCATGGAAATCGCAACCGAGCAACAGCATCAGACCTATCGCACTCGTCCAGAGCCGGGGCAACTGGTCGAGGTCAGGCGACGCCAGTGGGTCGTTGCCGAAGTCGTCTCATCCAAGCTGACATCGATGTCGGCACAACAGAATTCCGTCACGCTCTCATCCATCGACGAGGATGGTCTGGGGGAAGAGCTCGAAGTCATCTGGGAAATCGAACCCGGTGCGCAAGTCATCGAACGTGCGGGGCTGCCGTCGATCACCGGCCAGGATGACTCCGACACCCTTGAAGCATTTCTCGATTCGGTGCGCTGGGGTGCCGCCACCAACGCGGACAGAGGTTTTCTGCAAGCGCCGTTTCGCAGTGGCGTCAGCATCGAGGACTTCCAGCTCGACCCACTGGTGCGTGCCATCGACATGGCCCGCGTCAATCTGCTCATCGCCGACGACGTCGGCTTGGGCAAGACCATCGAGGCGGGTCTCGTCATCCAGGAGATGTTACTGCGGCACCGCGCCCGAACCGTCCTGATCATTTGCCCCGCATCGCTGCAAGAAAAGTGGCGCGTCGAGATGCTGGAGAAATTCGGCCTCGAATTCCGAGTCGTCGACACGGCCTACATCAAGCAGCTGCGCCGAGATCGCGGCATCCACGCCAACCCATGGACGTCGCATCCGCGCTTGATTGCCTCCATGGACTGGGTCAAGAGCGGAGAAGGATTGCGCGCCATGCGCGATGTTCTGCCTGCGCACACCAGCTATCCACGCAAATTCGACATGCTGGTCGTCGATGAAGCACACAACATTGCCCCCGCTGCCGGTGCGAACTACGCGCTGGAGAGTCAACGCACACGCTTTATCCGTTCCATCAGCCCGCACTTCCAGCATCGGCTGTTCCTGACGGCCACTCCACACAACGGCTACACCGAATCCTTCACATCGCTGCTGGAGCTGTTGGACGACCAGCGTTTCGCCCGAAACATTCTGCCGGATGAAAAGCAGTTGAGTCAGGTGATGATCCGCCGCCTCAAGAGCGATCTGGTCGATGCGGAAGGTAAGCCGCTCTATGCGCAGCGTAAGTTGCAAGCGCTGCTGGCCTCGTACTCCACACAAGAGCGCGCCATTCACCAGAAGCTGAATGATTACTGCGCGAGCCGCGAGCAAGATGCAGAGGAGGTCGGTAATGCGTTCGGCACGTCGTTCGTCAACCAGCTGCTCAAGAAGCGCCTCTTCTCCTCTCCCGCCGCGTTCGCATCCACGCTCGAGAAGCACATCGCCAGTCTGGCCAATGGCAGCCAACGCAAGGACAAGGATGCGATGGCCGACCGCATCCTGCGCAAAGCCATCCTGCGGGTCGAAGAAGACTACGCCAACGACCAGGAAGTCGAAAACGCCCAGTCCGAGGCCGTCGAGGAAGCCTCACGTCGCGCGCAGCCGCTGACGGCAGACCAGCAACAGATGCTGAACGAACTGCGATCTTGGGCGCAGACCGCCAAGAACCAGGTCGACGCCAAAGCCAAAGCGATCCTCGACTGGCTCACGGCCAACCTCAAGACCGACGGTCAGTGGAACGAGCGCCGGGTCATCTTGTTCACCGAATACCGCACCACCCACCAGTGGATGCACGAGATCTTGGCCAGCCACGACTTCGGTGGCGATCGACTGGCCATCCTGCATGGTGGCATGGCGCAGGACGAACGAGAGAAAGTCAAAGCGGCCTTCCAGACCTCCCCCAAGGATTCAGCGGTTCGCATCCTGCTGGCCACCGATGCGGCGTCCGAAGGTATCGACTTGCAGAACCACTGTAACTGCCTCATCCATCTGGAGATCCCGTACAACCCCAATGTGATGGAGCAGCGCAACGGCCGTATCGACCGGCACGGTCAGCGTCAGAAGGAAGTATTGATCTGGCACCCCGTCGATGGCGGCGAACAGGGCAAAGCAACCATCAGTGGTCACGGCGACGACATCATCCGGGCACTGCGCAAGCTCGAATCCATGCGTGCGGACATGGGCAGCGTCAACCCGGTCATTGCGCCGCAGATGTCGGGGCTGATCGAAGGCTCACTCAAAGACCTCGACACCCGTTTGGCTGAAGCCAAGATCGCCAAGGCCAGACGCTTCGTGCGCGCCGAGCGCGAACTGAAAGACCGCGTCGCCAAGCTGCACGAACGGCTCCTGACCACGCAGCAGGATTTTCACCTCACGCCAGAGCACATCCTCATGGCAGTCAAGACCGGCCTCGAGTTGGCAGGCCGCCCGCCGCTCGAGCCTTGTGCCTTGGCTGACGCACCGACGGGTACCGTATTCAGGATGCCTGCGCTGTCGGGCTCGTGGACGCGCTGCCTCGAAGGCTTGCGTCACCCCCACACACTGCAAATCCGGCCCATCACATTTGATCACGCCGTCGCCACCGGGCGTGACGACGTGGTGCTGGTTCACCTCAACCACCGGCTGGTGCAGATGTGCCTGCGCTTGCTACGCGCCGAGGTGTGGGCACAAGACGACGTGAAGAAGTTGCATCGCGTCACGGTACGGTCGGTGCCGGACGCACTGATCGATGGCCCCGCCGTAGTCGTCATCTCGAGGCTGGTCGTCACTGGCGGCAACCATCACCGCCTCCACGAAGAGCTGACGGTGGCCGGAGGCTATCTGGGGGACAAATCGTTCCGGCGTGAGGACGGCGTCACCAAAGTCCAGCAATGGCTGGATCAGGCCAAGCCACTGACGGCCGCAGATTCGCTGTTCGATGCCATCCGTGTGCGTTTCGATCGTGCGCAGAGCGCCATCCTGCAGTCGGTCGATGCCCGGTCGAAAGACCGGCTCAAGTTCCTGACCAACACCCTGCAGTCCCGCAAGCAGCAGGAAGTGGCCGACATCGGCACCGTGCTCAATGAGCTTGAAAGAGCCATTCAAGCCGAACTGAAAAAAGATCAGCAACCGGCGCAGTTATCGCTCTTCACTGAAGACGAACGAACACAGCTCAGGCGCGACACCGCCGCACTGGAGGCGCGTCTTGCCCGCATTCCAGCCGAGCGCCAGCAAGAGGCCGAGGCCATCGAAACCCGCTACGCAAAACTGAACGACCGCACATTCCCGGTCGCCGTCATCTTTCTGGTGCCTGCATCTGCCGTTCAGGGAGGTGCCGTATGA